AGAATCCTATTAGGTGAGGAAGACTTACCCACTTCAGAGAGAAGTGTTTTCTATAACAATAAAACATATACTGACAAGGTTTTCAATAAATCTATAGATGATATGATAAAAGATAAAGATAGGTAATGGGATTTAAACTAGGTAAGGAAAAAGGGTTTCAAGCAAATAACGGTGAGATTAAAACTAAACTTAGTTTTAGACGAAACCAACAAGCTACTATTCCTGGAACACCTGTTATAGCTAAGTCTCTTGGAGATGGAGATCGTTTTGAAATACTAGGTGAAGCGAATATGGACGGAAGTATATTTATAAGTGATAAACTAATACCTGGTAGCCACGAATACAATAAAACTCTTAACCACGAGATGAGGCACGCCACTGATATGAAGCTAGGTAAGTTGGCTTACGACGACGATCATATCATGTATAATGGAGAGAGGTTTGAAAGAAAAGATATAGATGGCGTAGACTCTATATTGGTAGATGGTAAGTGGAAGGAAGCTGGAGACACTGGTTTTCCTTGGGAAAACGATGCAAATAACGGAAGCGAATAAATTATGAGAACACCATATAAAATGAAAGGTATGGATTTTGGAAATTCACCTTTACCAAAAAAAGCAGGACCAGAGACTAAGCAATTTGACATTGATAATGACCCAAAGATGATTACTTCGCAAGATGAAGAACGGGCTTATGAAAATGCTATAAACGACTACAATACTCAGAAACCAACAAAATCACAAATAGCAAAGGCCCTAAAGAAATTGAAAGCTGAAAGAAAAGCTGGTTACTAATGAGCGTGTTAACGCGTGTTGACGGTATACCTGTTTATACAAGTATAGACGAAGCTTTAGAATGGGGTAGGTATAACGCTGTGGCTGGATACCACATACACAAGCACATGAGCGTAACCGGTTATATGGGTGGTAAGACCCATGGCACTGCTCGTAGAACTATCGAGTTGCCAGTGGAAATAAAGGGCAAGCCGGGTTATAGTCCTAAAGTAGGATCTAGAATTATATCTATAGTTAAAGGAGAGCGGGTTACCACGAAAGTTACAGCAAATACTGTTTATGATAGAAGAGGGTTTCCAATAGCTACAGACGAAGACAAGTTTGAAACTTTACCGCGGATCGAATTAAATACTCCTACGCCTGTGGCTGCTAGTGTGGCAGTTGTTACTAGCGCTCCAGGTGGTGGTGGAGGGTATTAAAAAAACCAAAACATGAGTATATTAACAAAATTATTATCAGGCGGAGCAGCTAAGCTTGTAGAGAGTATAGGTGGAGTTGTAGACAACCTACACACATCTAAGGAGGAGAAGTTAGCAGCAGAAGCTAAGATTAAAGACCTAGTAATGGGTTATGAAGCAGAAATGCAAAAACAAGTAACTGAGCGTTGGAAGATGGATATGCAATCCGATTCATGGCTTAGTAAAAACATAAGACCACTAGTTCTAATATTTCTAGTAGTATCGACAGTTCTGTTGATATTTATCGATGCTGGAATTATTCAGTTTGAGGTTAAGTCCTCGTGGGTAGACTTATTGCAATTAGTATTAATAACCGTGATCGGCGCCTATTTCGGTGGTAGATCATTAGAAAAAGTAAAAAAATAAATTATGGCATATAATGCATCACAAATAGATTTCGGACAAGCTGGTGGGGCTTTTTTAAACGACACTGGCGAATTTGTCGCGCCAACAGGTAAAGTGATAGTGGCTATCAACGTAGCTGGGGCTAACACCACCTTCACAAGAATTATACAGTCTAACGACACTGGTAGTAACACATATCACGTTGGAACAAGCGTTGTGGCAGCAGCAGTAGGTAACGGGGTTAACGCCGAGGGTATAGCGGATAGTGTCGCCTTCCAACCTCAACAATGGATATACGGAAGGTTTACAGCTGTAACGCTGGGAGCTGGCGCAGTATTTTTATACTTCGGTCAAGCATAAACAACAATTAACAACAATTAAATTAAATTAAATTAAATAAAATGGCAACAAAAAAAACAAAAGAGCTTGAAGCTGAAAAGCTTGATAAAGTAAGCGAGCAAGAGTTAGCTCAATTACAATCTTCGATAAAAACTATAGATAGTCTAACTAACGAAGTTGGTAGTATTGAAGTAAGAAAGCACTCTTTAATGAGAGCTATGGAAAGTATACACTCCAGGTTAGAAGCACTGAGAGTTGTGTTGGAAAAAAAGTATGGCACTGATAATATAAACCTAAAAGACGGAACAATAACACGCTAACAAATTAAATTAAATTAAATCATGGCAAAAGGAACAAACGCAAAGATAAAAGAACTTAAAGGTATCAAACCTGAGAAAATAACTGATGAGCAGTTAAAGAAAGTTCAAGAAACAGTTAACACTATGAACCGAGCTCAAATAGAGATTGGTGGTATGGAGTTAAGAAAGCACGAAGTATTACATCAACTAGCTGGAGTAAAAGATGAGTTAGCTGAATTACAAGAAGAGCTTAAAAAAGAATACGGAACTGTAGATGTAAACATCCAAGACGGAACAATAAATTACGATGTCGAAGCTGATTCGTAAAATATCTATAGGAGCGAACTATAAGAATGACGCCATGCACTATGCCGTGGGGCAAGAAGTGTATGGTGGTCATACTATATGTGATATCATAGAAGAAGACGACAAGTTCTCTGTTTATATCAAGAAAGGTAAAGATGTTCTGCCTTGGAAAGATTTTAACAAGAACATGGCTGTCTCTGTAGAATACAACCTACAATACTAGTGAAAAGCGTTCACGACTTTGTTGTAACGCCAAAAGGAGAAAGATACAACAACACTAAACAACTAGACGGTGGAGAACTTATCCTAAACACTGAGATCTTCAACCACGAGTTTGTTAATAGAGAAGCCACGGTAACTGCAACTCCATTGGTAGGTCACGCCGACATACGAGCTGGCGACACTGTATTGGTACACCATAATGTTTTTAGGCGGTGGCACAACGTAAAAGGAATTGAAAAGAATAGTAGAAGCTATTTTAATGAATCAACTTACTTTATAGGTGAAGACCAGATCTTCTTATACAAAAGAGATGGGGAATGGATTTGTCCTAAGGGGTATTGCTTTGTAATGCCTTTGAAAGCGGTGGATCAATTTAATATTGAATCTGAAAAACCTTTACAAGGTATTGTTAAATTCTCTGACGGTACAGTGGAAGTAAACGATCTAGTTGGGTTTCGCCCAAGTAGTGAATACGAGTTTATCGTTGATGGCGAAAGACTATATCGAGTTAAATCTAATTTTATCACAATCAAATATGAACATCAAGGAAACGAAGAGGAATATAATCCAAGCTGGGCACAAAGCAGTTGAAGAGTTGATTAAAGTAGCGAAGGAAGCTATTGTCACTGATTCTGAAGATGATTTAACAGCTGATAAACTGAAAAATGCCGCAGCATCTAAAAAACTAGCTATATTTGACGCATTTGAGATACTTAACAGAATTGAAGAAGAAGAAAACTTGCTTGAGGGTAAAGCACCTGAAGAGGCAAAGGAAAAAAGCTTTAAAGGATTCGCAGAAGGTAGATCTAAGTAATGTACGAGCAAAGTTTAGTTAAGACGGTTGAGCCTATAAAAAGGACCACTATATCCAGAATGAACAAGGGTAAGAAGTGGAAGTACGGTTATGATAAGGAGCATGATATTATAGTGCTTTCTCGCAACGGTCAGATAGGAGAAATCATAGAGATACAAAACCTAGTCATTGCTCTACCTAAGGTACCTAAGGATGTGTATAGCAACACTAAACAGAAATGGGTTAGATTTGCTCAGCCAAAGGAATTGGAGCGCTTAAAGAACATCTTTGATTGGCGTGCATATCCAGAGGATCAAAAAGAACAATGGTACGATTACATAGACGAAGAGTTCAGAAGAAGAGAGGAAGGATTTTGGTTTAACAATAACGGTAAACCCACTTGGATACCCGGTACTCAGTACATGTACTTACAGTGGAGTAAAATTGATGTTGGTGCGCCAGATTTTAGAGAGGCAAATAGGTTGTTCTTTATATTTTGGGAGGCATGTAAGGCGGATAAAAGATGCTACGGAATGTGCTACCTTAAGAATAGACGATCTGGATTTTCTTTTATGTCATCAGCTGAAACCGTTAACTTAGCCACTCTTGCAGGTGATAGTAGATTTGGAGTGTTATCTAAAACAGGTGCAGATGCCAAGAAGATGTTTACTGATAAAATTGTACCAATTAGTATAAATTATCCGTTCTTCTTCAAGCCGATACAAGATGGTATGGATCGTCCGAAAACAGAACTTGCTTACAGAGTTCCGTCTACAAGGTTTACCAGAAAGAAAATAACAGCAAACGAAAAAATAGAGGACTTAGAAGGGTTAGATACAACGATTGACTGGAAGAACACGGGAGACAATAGTTATGATGGTGAAAAACTAGCTCTATTGGTACATGATGAAGCTGGTAAATGGGAGAGACCTGAGAATATACTTAATAACTGGAGAGTTACAAAAACTTGTTTAAGATTAGGATCTAGAATCATCGGTAAGTGCATGATGGGATCAACATCAAATGCTTTAGATAAAGGAGGTGAAAACTTTAAAAAATTATACAATGCATCAGATGTTACAAAACGAAACAGAAATGGCCAGACAAAGTCTGGTTTATACTCTTTGTTTATCCCAATGGAATGGAACTATGAAGGATTTATTGATGAGTACGGATCTCCAGTATTTACTACTCCTGATGTCGATAGGTTCGACCCAAGCGGTGAACTAATAGATGTAGGTGTAATAGATAACTGGCAGAATGAAGTAGATGGTTTAAAAGATGATTCAGATGGTTTGAATGAATTCTATAGACAATTCCCTAGAACTACAGAGCACGCATTTAGAGATGAGACTAAAGGAAGTATATTTAACTTAGTCAAATTATACGAGCAGATAGATTACAACGAAGAGATGTCAAACACTCTAGGTGTTACTCAAGGTAATTTCCAATGGGTTAATGGGGTTAAGGATTCTCAAGTTATATTTTACCCAGATAGAAAAGGTAGATTTAAAGTTAGTTGGGTTCCACCTTCTAGTATACAAAACAAGGTAGTACTTAAAAATGGGATTAAATATCCTGGAAACGAACACATGGGTTCATTTGGTTGTGATTCATATGACATATCAGGAACAGTGGATGGAATAGGATCAAAAGGAGCTTTACACGGTTTGACTAAGTTCTCAATGGAAGATGCTCCAGCAAACAGCTTTTTCTTAGAATACCTATCAAGACCTCCAACAGCTGAGATGTTCTTTGAGGATGTTCTAATGGCTTTAGTGTTTTACGGGATGCCAATATTAGCAGAGAACAATAAACCACGTCTCTTGTACTATTTAAGGCGAAGAGGTTATAGGGGGTTTAGTATGAATAGACCTGATAAAATTTGGAACAAATTATCTGTAGCAGAAAAAGAAGTTGGTGGAATACCCAATTCAAGTGAAGATATAAAACAAGCACATGCTGCCGCAATAGAAATGTATATTCAAGATCACGTAGGTATTAAACAAGATGGAACGCACGGAGATTGTTATTTTAACGAACTGTTAAATGACTGGTGTAAGTTTGATATAAATAAAAGAACGAAGCATGATGCCTCTATAAGTTCTGGCTTGGCTATAATGGCTAATAATAGGCATTTATATAGGCCAAACGCTGAGGTTCAAAAACCTCAACTAAACATAAACGTTTCCAGATACACAAACACTGGAAGTAATTCACAAATAATCAAGTAATAAATATGGCAGAGTCTGGCATTAAAAGTTATTTCCCAAGTCAAACCGTTAGCGACGCTGAAAAGTTGAGCTATGAGTATGGGTTAAAGGTAGGTAAGGCTATTGAACAAGAGTGGTTTAATAACGATCGTAATTCTAATAGGTATAAATCTAATCACAATAACTTTCATAACTTAAGGTTGTACGCTAGAGGCGAGCAGTCTATTCAAAAATATAAGGATGAGTTGTCAATCAATGGCGATTTGTCCTATTTAAATTTAGACTGGAAGCCCGTACCTATCATCCCTAAGTTTGTTGATATTGTAGTAAACGGTATTGCTGAGAGAACTTATGATATAAAAGCTTATTCACAAGATCCTTTTGGCGTTGAGAAACGTACTGAATACATGGAATCTATAACTAGAGATATGCAGACTAGAGAGTTTAATGATGCTGCGATGGAGAAGTTTAACATAGATTTGTATGAAAATAAAAAAGAAGAGCTACCTGAGTCCGAGGAAGAGTTAGGACTTCACATGCAGTTAAACTACAAGCAAGCTGTGGAGATCGCTGAAGAACAAGCTTTAAACGTTTTGTTTGAAGGTAACAACTATGAGTTGATTAAAAAGCAATTCTACTACGATCTTACAGTTTTAGGTATTGGAGCTGTAAAAACAAATTTCAACACATCAGAGGGTGTTACTATAGATTACGTAGATCCAGCAAACTTAGTGTATTCTCACACTGACTCTCCTTATTTTGAAGATATATATTATGTTGGTGAGGTTAAGACTATACCGGTAAATGAGTTGGCCAAGCAATTTCCCCATTTATCAGAAGAAGATCTCGTGGAAATAATGAAAAACAAATCCACTAACAGATCTAATTATAACTCCACACATTCACACGACAAAGAAGACAATAACACTATTCAAATAATATACTTTAACTATAAAACTTACATGAATGAGGTTTACAAAGTTAAAGAAACAGCTTCAGGCGCGGACAAAATAATACCTAGAGATGATCAATATAATCCGCCCGCAGATAAAGAAGGTGGTTATGGTAGGATGCTAAGATCTATAGAGTGCCTTTACGAAGGCGCTATGATTCTTGGTACTG